GCTAAGGCCAAAGGGTTCTGCTTTACCCTTTGTAAATACTCCTCCTAGCTGATACCAGAACGTTTTGTGATTGCATCCACTGCTTCCACAATCCGATCCGGAAAGCCCTCATTACGTAAATCAATTAGGGTTAACGACGTATCTTCTACTACATCATGCAGTAACGCAACAATCTTTTCCTCTTCTGCCTTTAGCATGTCCGCCACAGCGATAGGGTGCAGTAAATAGGGTTTTCCCGCTTTATCAACCTGTCCAGCATGTGCCTTTGTAGCCAATAATAGCGCTTTATTGAACATAGCTATTTTTCCGCCTGTTGATAAGCTTTACTGCATCTGCTTCGGTGATTGCTTCATAATCAATAAAATCACCACTGAAAATTGCCGCTAATGAGGTGTCCTCAATCCATGCCCCCATACGATAACGCTCAAATATCCCGTTATTATAACGGGCAATAGCAAACGGATTATCTTTATCGGTATCAAATTGAGTAAGCGCATAATATTGAATCATAGTTTGGATCACCTCCATTAGAAAATCTTTTCAACATCCTTCGGTTTGGGAAGTTCTCGTGATAACTTCAACATTTCATTTCGCAACTCTTCTCTTCGCGCAGCAGAGGTAGTTAATAAGCGGAATTCCTCATACAGTTCATGCATTTTGCGCTGTTTCAAATCAAAGCTGGCAGGTGTGTGAAATTGCAATTCGAAGTTTTGCCCTTGCGGGTTCCGGATAATAACATTGATTCCTTTATAAGGATTAAAGGTTTCCAGCCACGTATTTTTCATTTTCACAACTTCATATTGTTTTTCTAAGAGCTGGTCAATAACTCGGCTATAGACCACTGTCAAAGAATCTTCACCAGCTACAGCGGTGTAACGGATCGCATCATTAATCTTCGCCGCAACAGACAATTGACTAATGTCCAGCGATTCCAGTTGTGCAGCCTGATAATCAGCTTCAACTTTTCTCAGATAAGACTCTTTCGTTTTAACTCTAAATTCCAACCCTTCAAGCTGCCCACCGGCATCTTGAACTACAGATTGAATTGTATTCGTTATTGCAGGCTCAGCCTTGACAATTTTATTATACCATTTTTCAACATCACTTGGTAATTTATCATCAGGCAAAGCTTTAAAAAGATTATTTTTAAGCTGTAGTTTCGGATTAACATGCCCCTTCCAGTGTCGTAAGGCCTTTTGCCACTTACCGTCTTTTTCAAATTGCCGGTTTCCTTCAATGCCTAACAGTTTCTGCCGAACTAATTGGCTCTGCGCATTCAGCCAGGCGGCACCGGCATCTGGATTGAATGCACCTGGTGTTACATCGCCCTTATATAGAACAATTAAATTACAGCGACAGAAGGGATGCGCTGGATGTGGTGGCACTTTATCCTTTGGATAGTTACCGGCACCCATCCCATATAAATCAACCTGGGCGTGAAAATCACAAATATCTACTACTGGATGGCTGGAGGAAAGCCGCCAGCCATAACCAATTACCAATGGGTCATCATACGTTTTTGCATAAAACCAATCGGACCAGGCCCGGGACATCTCCGTAATCGCTATGCGATCAGCGTAATAACGCGCCTTTTCCTGCACGCCTACCCAAACCGCTTTTTCCAATGCTTTCTGATTTAGGTTTTGTGCCGCATCAACGAGCTGCTGATATGCTACTTTAAGCGCCTTATCCGGCTGGTTCATCTTCTCCAGTTGCTTTTGAGCTGCTTTCACGGCCAAGTTAAATTCCCTAGTGATATCACGGTCACCACTGGCGGCCGTTCGTGCTGCTGCAACCATCCGCTGCAAGTACTGCGGCAGCTCTGCCCCGCGTAGAACCTTCTTCCCACTGTTGTAGCCGTCATATAAATTCATGGATAACGCTTTTACAGTTTTGCCCTTACGCATAGCAGCGGAAATCGTATCAATGATTGCGGTCCGCATTTGCCGGGACGCTCCATGCAGTCGCTTAGACAGTTTCATCTTATCCGGCGCCCATGCGTCCGCCAAAACTGACTTTCGAATAGCAGCTTTCATTTGCATAGTTGGCACTTTTATGCCGTAACCAAGCAAGGCAGCCGTACAAATCGAATCAACCAGGTTGCCAATATACGCGGCATTAAAGTTAGTTTCTTTGATGGCTGTATCGATGGCTGCGGCAAGTGGCTTACCGGAATTAAGCTGACGGATAACCTCGGTGATCAGCTTATCTCCCATATCACCGGCTGTGCCCATATACTGCCTTAGCAGCGCCAGCAATTCCTCCTTCTTCATGTGGCGATTCCGCCAGCAGAAATAAGATCACTGGACCGCTGCGCTGCTTCCTCTGCTCGCTGTTCTATATCCTCAATAACAGCATCAAAACGCTCTTCCGGTAAATCGTTAAGATAGATGACTGCCGCCTTTTTCTTGACCTCAACATCAAATTGGCCTCCAATTTGGAGGCCAAGTGCTTCCCCGACTTCATCCAGGGCTGCCGACACATCGACAATCCCGAAATCATCAGAGTATTTACAGTGAAGTTCAACGCTGGTATTTGTCCATAACTCAAAAACGCGGGCAATTTCTCGCTCCGCTTCCTTGCAATTCAGAGCAAAATCAGACAGGACTTGATTTGTACTTTGGAAATCCCACTGCTTAGCCACACCGGAATTCTTGGTTTCAACACCAGTCACATGAGATAGCTCTGCCATCCGGTAAATCTCGATTATTAGGTCCTTACGCTCTTGGCGCAACTGTTCAAGCGCCGTAGCATCAGGTGCAGTAAATCCGGGGGGATTTGATAATTGCCCGTCATAGGCTATCACGTTTTCCGTACCAACTACAATTTCTTTAACATCATCTGGCGTCTGCCCTTCGCCAACCGGATAGGTAAAAATGTTAAAGGCCTGATTACGAATGAGCTCATCGATTTCGGAACACAGATTATAGAGGCGTTTATTCACTTTCGCGATACTGTAAAATTCGGACTGAGGCAACACTTTTCCCGGTTCATAGGGCTTTGCGTATAAGGGAATGACCGGCAGTCGCTTTAAATTGTGTGTTCCTTCCGTTTTTTTGCCCATGGAATTGACACAGGTCCAAGTCGTTGGTGTCCAGGTCCAGGTCTCGATGCCAAGCTGACTCGATATCTCATTGACTTCTGAGGCAATAGTATAGGAGAACTCTGTCAATCTTCCGGCCTTATTCGTTTTATAACTTTTTACCTGATTGCGCTGCACAATGTAAGCATAAGGCAGCGCCCTAAGCTGGAGTACCTCTGCCATATTACCAGGCTGCTCATCTACGTTATCAATGACAATAAATGCAACTGCATGCAGTTTGGCAATCAGTCCGGCCCGCTTCATAAACCGGCTAAGTGAGGTCCCCAGGGTATCTGCATCTTCTATAAAAACAGAGAACAGAGGATTCTCTTTCCACTCTCGCTCGGGTTCCTGAAGGAATACCGGGTTGACATGACTACCAACAACCGGCGCCACATAATTGAGATAATAGGCAAGTTCCCTGCGTTTTTGGTATTTTTCCGGTGTTTCGCGCGGGTGACCGACAAGATACGAGCCGTCTTTAAATCCACCGGAACTATAATAAGCATTGGACAAAAACGTATAATCATTTACCCCAGATAGTAATTCAGTCTCGATTACGCGGCTTGCTTCTGACAAATGATCACCTCCCTTACACACGCATAGAGAAGCCAACACTACGTGGCTCCCACAAGGCTAATGCTAATGCATCACCTACGTCCGGCGACTTGAGTCCCCGCTTTTTCATATCTTCTTTTCGTTCCAGTTCTATCTCTCCATCGGAATTTACCCGGTATTTCCGATTCGTCAACTGACTAATTTGTGCATTGTTATACCAAAGCGTGAGCTGATTATGCCGTAGCAACTCACGAATCGTGCCCCACATTAGACCGGTGCTGTTAGAATACCGAACCGGATCTTCTGCTTTGAGCCTTCCACCCGAACCTCCGAAGTGTCCTTCATGGACCCGAACATGGGTCAGCCGGCGCTGCTTAACAACTTCTGCTACCCGGTCATATGTGCCAACTCCCAATCCATCACAGTCTACTCGTACCGACATAGGGATTCGCCCATACTTTTCTGTGTACCGGTCAAGCATTTGAATGGTGCGTCCGGCCAATTCCATTGTGTCATTATGGTTATATATTTCCGGTTCCATTTGGTGCTTACGATCAAATACCGGACAAAGCACCGACTGGTCATCGCCAAAACGGGCAATATCCGCACCAATATCAATTCGGTGCGGTACAATGATGAGTGGAACTTTAACGCTATTGCGTTCCACCCAATCCAGTGGAATAAAGCTGTCTGGCATAGCTTTGGGAAACTGCCCGGCAACGCGTACCCGAAACACATCAGAGTCTTCACCGAACATATCAATTATCATCTGTATGTATTTCTGTGTGACCCTTGCCGAATTGCGGCCGTCTATATGAAATGTGCTATACATGTCCCGTTTGTCATTATGGCTGTCATAAAACCAGCCGGCTAACTGCGTCGGATTGCCGCAAGCCAGCAGACGGGCCCCGTCCGTTGAAAGCGACCCCAGTACCGGCTCATAGATTTTATCCATAACGCCGGAAGCTTCATCAATCACATAAAGAACGTGATCAGCATGAAAGCCTTGCAGCGCATCTGGTTTCGTGGCTGTCCGTGGTACTGCAAACCACTCTTCCCGGTGAGCCTTGTGATAAAAACGCTTATCTGTCCAAGTAAACAAAAATTCGTCTGCTGCCTGACGGTTCCATTTGTTAAGTTCCGCCCAAAGTATGTCATGGAG